GTTCCCCCACGTTTCAATTGAGCCACCCGTAGGAGTCTGCAACGTCAGCGTGGTAGTGGTTATGTCGCCCACAGTTCGGGCGGCAGTACCGCTAGCAAGGTTCTGTGTAGTGCCATCGGTCAATGAGCCTGCGCCTGCCTCGTCAAAGACGTAAACAGTGTCGCCAACTCGGAAGTTCTTCTGAATGGCGGCGGCGTTGCTAACAAAAGTGCTAGTACTACCAGTGCCAGACGCTACAACATAGCTTCCTGCGGTTAGTTCTTGGTTGATTTCTTTCATGTGGTCTAGCTGGGCGTTCTCATTCTCCAACGCCAGCACGTCCCCGACACCACCCTCTAATTGGGCGGCGAAGACGGCTTTGACCGATGCACCGAAGGTTGTACCTACGATACGCGGCAAGCTGGAGACTGTCTCGATTTGCGACACATCGACTGTGGGTAGACCGCCAGCTTCCTTAATTGGAAGAGAGCGGTTTGTGCCACGGTCTGACCTAACACGCCAACCAGCGGTGTTGCCCCATACGACACGAGGTATCGCATTGAAGAAACGAGTCTGGTTATTTAGCGCCTGCCAAACTTTTCGTCCATAAGTCGTTGTAAAAATCCCTGCATCAGACGACTGAAAAGCCGCCTTTTTCATAAAGTCAGGGCCAAAGACAGATTGATAAAGCCCACGCTGAGACTGCGAAATATATTCGCTTAGTGATGGATTAGCCATAGCGTGTTCCTCCTTTTATTCCCTTAACCTAGCAACTCTTGGGGTACGCCGTCTGTTTCGCCAGATTCAATCTTAAACTGAAGGTCACGCAATTGCTTGTATGACATGTCAGCCAGTTGATCGGCTACATCAAGACCGCTATCTCCCTTAGTTACTGGGGTAGTTCCATCGATTCCCAATGGGTTACCATACACATCATCATATCGAATCAATGTAGGAGACTGTAGTGAAGTTTCCTCTTTGAAGCCCATCTTAGCGAGTCGCCTCTCAGATTCGTTCACAATCTTCGTACCCATGTTCTTCTGGAAATCATTCATTTGTTTCTGTAGATTCTGGATTGCTCGTTGGAAGCCATATCCCTCTTCTACTTCCTTCTCGTCATCTTCTGGATCGCCGCCTTCACCTTCGCCCTCAACAGGTTCTTCCTCAGAACCTTCATCCTCTTCGCCTTCACCACGTATAATGGCTTCAATATCTGGATGTTCTTTCGCTACTCCATAACCAGCCTTAATAAGTTCCAACTGCTTCTGCATGGCTTGAATCGCCTGACCAACCGTCTCAGTCTTTGAATCGATTGTTATGCCTGTGGCATCATCATTACCACCACCAGTTACAGTTCCACTGGAGCCAACGGACGCTTTTGCTTTGCGCGTTCCGTCACCCTTAGTGGGCATCCCTTGCTTGGATTCTCCAACGCCTTTGATTACATCCAAAACTTCACCAGCAATTGCCTTTACCAATTCCGTCTTCTCGTCATATGCTTGACTAAGTTCATTCTGCTCTGCCTGTGCCTGTTCCATATAAAACTCTTGATCTTCAGCTTTTGAAAGCCTATCGTCCATCTTCTGAAGGACTTCGGCTACAGCGGCGAGTGCAAGATTCGTACCCTCAATTTGCTTTTCCAGCCTATCATTAATATCGGACATAGCGTATACCTCCTTACTATTTTTCCAATATTCTTAGGGTTGGTCTAAGCCACCTCCGACCTTCAGAAACTGAATATAATATAAAACCGTACCATTCCGTACCTAACTTATTATACTACGATTATAGAAAAATCCTACAGATTATGATAACTAACCTGAATTTACGATTAGATGTAACATTTCATTACGAAAATCATATAAAGGAACTTGAATTAGTTTCTTTAATTTTTCGCATTGGTTACCTTCAGGCATAGAAGCTTCTACTAAATCTAGTACTTTGCCAACCATACGAGAATGTTGGGCCATAATTTGTTCTTGTTCGTCTGTAACTTTACTAACCATTATACTCTCCCTATACTTTTGATTGTACATTTCGTATAAACATTGTAATTCCACGATCTAATGCGTTATCTAAACCAATCAGATTCTCCTCAATTGGAACTTTAATTGGCGTAGCTTTACGTTCATAACCTTTAACATGTGTTCCATCCTCTTTTGTATAGTCGTCAATCCATACCGGGGTTTGAGGTTGAAATGTATATGTATTAGCCGCCGTTTCCTCAATTGCCCATCGAACACTTGATGAACTAGTAGACATGACACCTCCCTGACTTGCAACATATGGTTCTAATGCTGAAGATATAAAGGAAGTTAACTCCATAGCAAATGCTTGTTTAATTATTGTTGCTGGGTCTGCCATATCTCCTCCCAATTTCTATTATACTGCGTTTATCCACGTTGCTGGAATACTATCAATAAACGTCTCTTTTGCATTATCGTATTTATCTAAGTATATAATCTCTTTACCAACATATCCATGTACAGGATGCCAGTACGTGGCAATATGTTTCGGTGGAGTATAGACTACAAGTTTTTGTAACGCATACTCGTCGCCGCCCTTCATAGTGCCACATATATGTACCTCTCCAGTACCAATATCAAACTCATCCACTCGATGAAAATGTCCCATCATTACCGAATCAAATCCATAGTTAAGAACATTCCTAAAATTCGATACTTGTCTAAGAATTGCTGTTCCTAGTCCTGCACCCGGAACTGAATCTCCATGCAGTATTAAAATTTCTTTATTACCTACAGTAAACGAATTTATAAAACTCTTCGGAATATCGAAGACAATATTTTTTTGTTCTCGACAAAATGCCGCTACCCATTGGTACAACATATAATCCCAATCCATGTATTTATCTTTCATTGGAGGTTTACGAGTCATTCGTCCATGATTACCGACAACACAAGGTACATGAATCATTTGAAAATTGCCTGCTAAGAACATTAAAGATTGTGCCACTAAATTGGCCCCTCTAATCATCTGACCCATACAATTATCAATATTTGTTCGGGCTAACTCCTCATGAATATCTCCACTAATCATATCTCCCAACATCGGAACCATTAAGCATTCGATAGGAACAGCATTCCGTCGCAATTTAACTAATTGAAGTAATTGATTTGCCCATCCATATAATCGCCTGTTAAAAATATCAATACTATAAGAATTCAATCCTGCCATTTGTTCGGCTTCAACTCTATCTCCAATATGCAAATCTGTAAGTGGAGCAACGCACACTTGAGGAGTACGTTTTCCTTTGTTCGTTTTAGCAGAAGGTATTTGCACAGCACTGATAGCAGGAGCCATGTTCTGAATTGTATCAACAATAAGTTCTTTTTTCGTTGAATCTTTAATTGAGGTTTCATATAATTTCTTCCAAAAACGTGATTCAGCTTTATAAGTTTCTACTTTTTTATCTAGCTTGACCCTATCTTCAGTTGAAAATGATTCATCGTTCACCTCGTCTAAAAAGACCTCCCTGTCGTACCATCTTTGCACGGTTGTGCGATGAACGCTGATTCCATAGTCGTCCAGTAACCACTGTGCTATTGCTGTCCACGTTTCTCCCAAGTTTTTCTTTCTTACGATCTCTAATCTTGCCTCTTCTGGAATCATAATCCCTCCTTACGACTAAAACTATTACTTTACCGCACTGAATGCACGACAAATCGTTATCGATATTTAAAACCAGTGTACCAGAACATTTAGGACATTTCATTGACCCACTCCATCATCTTCTGCATAGCTGATTTTTCTGCATGAATTATATCTTTGTCCCTAGGTAGTTCGCGTTCACTTTTAGCGTGTAACTCTTCTGTATTTTCCTCATCAGGTTCTGTCATTTTATCATCGGATTCACGGTGCAGAGAATCTAAACCAACATCTCGCATCTCTTTCGTCATGGCTTGTAAAGCATGTCCTCCCATATTAGCGGAATATGTCTCGATTCGTGTTGAATTAATACTATTAGATTCTTTATTGGGTTCATAAGATCGACCTTTTTTAGACTTATCATCATCGTCAATGGCTTTCGCATTACCTTCAAATTCTTTTTGTTCAATATCAGAGTTCGGATCAATACGTGGTTTACGCTCAATAAAGGGTTCTTGAGGTCGTTCTGTAGAAAACTGTTTAGGGGTATTGGCAGTGGTATTACCATGCGTAGGCATCTTTTGCATAGCGGTAAAGGCTACCGCAGTATCTTGAAAATTATTTCCGCTTTCATTCCCCGGATTTAAAAATACACCAGACTGTGGTAGAGACATACGTTGTCGTTTCTTTCTCCGTTCTATAGAACGATTCATATTACGTGCATCATCTACACCGACTTCAGCCATAACGGTTTCCTGTGGAATATTACTTTGCCCTAATGCTCCCGCGCCCATATTAACTGGAACAGTATTTTCCGTTGTAGGATACTGACTTACTTTATCATTCCGTCCTTTACGCTTTGTTTCATGGGGGAAGGGAGGTTGATAGGGACGTTCATTATATGGAGTATATGTACCGTATGGCCCTGCTCCTTTAAGTAATTCATCTTCTTGACGTAATTCTTTTCTTACATGATCTAGTAATTCAATAAGAAATGATTCATCATCCAGAGATTTGGAGGTATGCTGAAGGAACTCATCTAATTTTTCCGGGCCAGATTTAGAAGATTTTTTAGTTTTAGGATTTGATTGGCTCATTACTTTTTGTTTTCTTGCACCGTAAGTTTCTGTAAAAACACCGGGGTCTGAAGAAACAGCCACCGTACCTACGCCACCTCCTCCATCTTCTTTCTCCATCTTCTTTGAACTTTGCCCAAAGAGTTGCGCGGGGTCTTCCATTCCCTCTCCAAACGCTTCTGTTTGGGCTTTCTCATTAAGTTTACGCCATTTTTCAGCTTTTTCTTGAGCCTCTCGTTTCTGATCCTCAACATCTGCATCGGTAATATCTTGTCTCTTGCTCTTATCTCGTTTGGCTCGTTTTAATGACTCTTCTTTTAGTGCATCTCGATCAATTAATGAAGAACCTCCACCCTGTTTTCTAGTTTGTGCGGCCCCAGTTTGTGCATCCTGTACCCAATTAGTTGGCATCATCTAATTCCGTAACACTTAACATTAACTCTTCTACAGCACTCCGTTTATGTCCATTGGTCGTTACAGGATCAGCATTCATATGATTCGTAAAGATAGCTTTCTGCACATCGATCACACCATTTTGTGATAGATCAGCAACATAATCTATACCGTCCTGAATAAACCACATTTGTTTACCATCTGCCGTAACATCTTTAATAATTGGTGATGTATATCCTTTTTGCATTAAATCTTGTACCCACATTATAGGTTTAGGAGACTTCTTAGGCGTTCCCATTCCTTTTGGCATATCTGCATTATCTCGTGCTTCTGCATATTCATCAATATCCCGTTCTTCTAACGGTGATTTGTTATGCCAATCAGGAGTTTGTCCTGCGAATCTACCACCAAATTTAGATTTAGTTACGTCCATCATTTGCATAGGAATAGGCGGGGCTGGTGCGGCTCCTCCACCTTCACCACCTCCCGGTGCGGCTCCCATATTACCGGGGGCTTGGTTGACTCCAGCAGGAGCGCCTTGCGGTTGTGCCATTTGTGCCTGCATCATCTCACTCTGTTGTTCCATCTGATCCAGACCCATAGCCATCTGTTCTGCTTGCATCTGTGCCATTGGCATTGCTTTGCCTGCCAACATAAATTCGGCATCTTCTAGAGGCACGTTATCATCCTTGAGTTTAACTTCATATCCCAATTGCAGATACATATTAACAACTTGCGCTCTCTGTTGAGCGAAGCTAATGCGAGTTGCTTCAGCTTTCTCTTCTGGTAATGGCAATTCTAATTCATAATCTGTTATTCCGAAAGCTGATAATATTTGCGGAAACACTTTCTCGTGGAATAGACGTTGATCCGATTCCACCACTCTACTCATAACTACAAGTTGCTGTGTCTGGGTAGATAACCCACCAAATGCTTCTGGTGCGCCTTGCCACGCAGGAGTTACCCCCCACATAGCGGCTATACGTTCACGAATTTCATTGCGAACGGGCAAATAGTCCATTTCTTGCAAGGTGTGGAACAACCTTACCATATCTACTCGACCCCGTTGATTACGTGATGACACAGCAACCATTGGAATATAATTAGGGTCTTGCCGTACTTGAGCCGCAATATGTGACCGCTCCCGGCGTAAGCTTTCCGGGTCGTCCGTATGCACCATAATCATCGAGGCAGGCATCTTTCGTTCAAAGAAATAACGATACAGATTTTTATCCATACCTATTAATGTTAATGCTTTTTCAAAGATTGTAAGAAGTGGACTCCATCCATATGTTTCTGAAGGAGAAAACTTAGATAGATGAATTACTTCATTGTCCAATAGATAGATATGCTTATTCCTATGATAATATTTATACATAACAGCTTGACAATCAATTTTACAACCTTCCATTTCACAAATTTTGGGCGTTTCGTATAATTTTTCTCTGTGAATGGGGCATAAGAAATGAGCATTTTTCGGTAAGCCAGCCGCATCCAAATCGAATTCGACAAGGGCTGGATTGAGTCGTCTGATTTCTTTAACTTTAGATCGCAATTTGCCATCGTTGTTATCCTTGTATTCTTTAGCGATATATAAGAAACCATCATCAATTGAGTTTACATCGAAATGAAACTGTCTTAACACTTCTTCTAAACTCTGATCAAAAATATTGCAGTCATCAATAAAAACTTTTAATCGTTCTATCTGACCTTGGTCAGGTTTTTCTACTGTGGCTTTCCATTTAATACCTCGTCTAAATACTTCATTAGTGATATGATGCAAGGGCGCTCGTATCTCTTCTACAGAGAACGTTACCATTTGTAAGTCCATTATTAACTGTTGTCTGTACGCCATTTGATGACGTACCCATGTATTAACTACATGGTCAAGTCCAATTGTGGGTGCTTGTCCTGTATTACCAGCTTTAGCCAATTGAAGAAAATTTAATGATTCATTTAATTGAACCATCTTATCTGCATATGCGGGAAGTTCAGGCAAGTATTCGGATAGTTTCATATATTAATCCTTACTTAAAGTCTCAACATCTGACATAGCCGTCAGTTTTAAAATGGAAGTCATTGCCATTTCTTTCAATTCAAACCCCTCACTTCGTTGGGTTTTCATAGTCAAGTCTTGATTTAGTTGTTTTAAATGATTAATCTCCGCTCTATATTGTACTAATTCTTCTGTCATTTTCTCCTGTTCAACAGTAGATTCCTCTTTTACGATATCAAAATCAAGATTTGGTGTCTCTTCCCCACCTAAGTGGGCATTTTCTAGAATACCAATTCGTGCGGCTTCACGTATCAAAACAATAAATTCTCCCTCGGTTAAAATTTTAATTGCTGGACTATCATCCGCAACATCATCTTCTACATCATAACCTTTAAGGTCTTCATGCCATGTATCCAAAATTCTCCATGTATGTGTTGCCTCATCTCGTACTGCTATGTGTTGCTGATCTCTATCTCTTAACATGTTTCCCATCATTAGCTTATCCTCCTAGTCTAATAATACTTTACTCAATTGTGTCGGGCTAAACCCAACTATTCTTTCCTCCCCTATCACTGTTACAGGTGTTACTCTATATCCCATTTTCAATAGAGACAGATGGTAGTCATTATTTTCCGAAGTATTTCGTTCTTCAAATTCAATTCCATGTTTTTTCAACCAAGACTTGGTTGCCATACACGGCCCTCAACCAATTGAAGTATATACTATTACTTCATCCATGTACTCCTCCTTTTTAAAATCGTAGGTACACATACCCATAATATAAATAAAAGTATAAACACAATAATAGCAACTAACATTCCTACTCCTTCTGTTCCTCCTCTATTATCGGAACCATTTCGTTTAGTCTTGCCCGTACTTCATCTATATCTTTTTCAAAGTAATCGTAATTAAGGGGAATATATGCCTCTTCAGCTTTAGGTACATCCCTTTCGTCAAAGATTGAATTAACTGGACAAACTGGTTCACATGCCGCACAGTCGATACATTCGTCAGGTGCGATATACACCATTCGGTCTACTCCCTCCTCAAAATAAATGCAGTCCACTGGACAAACATCTAAACACGCTGTATCTAATACATCTACGCAAGTAGACGTGACTATGTATGTCATCTTACTCCTCCCGTCCCTTCTCTACTAAAGGATTTTTCTTTAATTCATCTTGCCACATTCGACCTAGATACTCGTCAAAACCGGGGAAGTATATAAAGGAATGTTTCCAATTAGAAGCGCACATCATCTGTTCACCTTCCATACGCATACTTCCTCCACCAAATGGTTCAGCTATTATAACCTCTGCTATCATACATCGCTCTTCATACTCAGCCTTAAAGTCATCCATTACTTTTACATGGTATGGGATGATCATAAGACAAGCCATAAGAAAACCTAGTATAAGCCACAATATTTTTTCTCGTAACATATTTAACCTTTACTAACTGGTTGTTGGTTCTGCTATTGTTACCTCTACGTTATCTTCTATAAT